GGCCTGAGCTGATAGTTTCGCCATCGAAACCTCGTTCCAGACTGTTCCTGTGTTTTCGTCGAGTCTTTGCCTATCGACGAGATTAGGCATTACGCCCGCAAACTCTCTCACGATTCTCGCGGAAGCGATCATCGTCGGAATAGAGTCAGCAAGGCTATCGGTAATCGTATTACCTGCTGCCATACCGGTAACTCCTTAAATATGACTAAAAGCGGACTCCCTGCTTTTTAAGCATTTCCGCCGCCTGTGTTATCTCATCCCGTGAGACCGCCATATCAGAGTTGCCAAGCCGTGAAAGAAGGTTGTTCCCGTTCATGGAAGCCGGTGCCGATGGTGTTGAATCCAGATCCAACGCATTGACGCCATGCTCCTCAAGAGCCTTCCTTATACGCCCTTCAATACCACTTTCAGCTTCTTCACGCCGGGTTCTCTCCAGCTCACGCATTACCCTGTTGAATGATGCCTGTGCCTGGTATAGCCCTGCGATATCCTTACTGTCATAAGCCGGCCCCCATAACTGGCGGAATTCCTCCAGTTCGGGAGCTGACTCTAAAGAGAGCCCTGCATCTCTTACTATCTGGCTGATCTCGTCGATCATCAACTGGGATGTGCGCTGGAAGGTGGAGTTCTGCCTTCGGTTCGTCGCATTGGTCTCGACTTTCTGAAGGTCTTGCGTGAACTGCTCTTCGTCCTGCGTCCCCTGATGTCGCATAAACGCGTGTAACAGCTCCTGCGTATTAAGCACTGCTTCAGAGAGCTGTTCAATCTTTGACTCTTCTCCCTGCTGGCTTCGCATCCTGCCCTGCATGGCCTTGTAATCATTGGCCTGCTTGGCATTCTCTGCTTCCAGTTCGGTTACCCGCGCCTGCAAAGTCTCGTAACTGGGCTGTTGTTCCGCCGTCCCCTCCGGTGATACGGGCGCTAACCCTGTAACAGCGTTAGGTTCGGGAGCAAGCTGGCCAGCTCCGTTAACTGTTGCTTCCGGTGGCGGGGTATCAAAACCCGCCGTTCCGTTTTCCATTGTCATACATCGTCCCCTTTAGGGTCTGTACTGTCCCTAGTTTAAAACTCCCATCAAATTCATGTCAATCACCACCTACACCCAGTTGTTGGCTTAACTGTAACAGGTGTTCGTCAACAATCTCTTCCAATTGTTTATCCGGATCAGTGTTCTGTTCAATCGCCGCCCTTACTGACTGTATCAATTCCTCTATGTCTGCAAGTTGGTAATAGCCAAGGTTGCCCTCCGCATCTGATCTTTCCATCATTAATCTTTTCATATTTTTTACAATGGGATTTTGTGGTGCGGTGAGCTTGCCCCATTTCCATAATTTCGCTTCGATATACCAGTTCTCAGGGTCTGCTCGGAAAGCTATTTTATATTTATCTAGGTCCGATATTGCTTTTTTGACCTCTCTGGCTTTTTCAATCTCAGCCTGCTTGGCGGGATCTTTCGGAAATTCTGCCGGGTCCCATTTAGCCAAATCAAGGAACTGATTTCTTTCTGTACGGGAGAGTTTTCCCAGATCAAGCCAGCCCTGGTAACGCATAATCTCGTTATCTATTCCTGCTTCTGTAGCGTACGCGAGGGCAGCCTCTGTGAGCTCACGGGGAAAGTTGAAATATTCCCGCATAATCTCCTGGTCTGTCTCATATTCCTCAACAAGGGCTCTTACCCTCTCGTCTTGAAAACGTATACTACGGTAGTTATGTTCGTTTGGCCCTGACGGGTTGAGGATGTAATTGATCATCTTGTCCCCGCCGACTTCATGTGCCTCTCTCAGCACTGCGGCCCTATCGGCCTCGAACTTGTCCCAGTTCTGCCATCCCGTGGCGAGATTTTCCTCAAGCTCGATAGTCCAGTATTTATGGCCGTAATGGTCTGATATGTGGTTGGGCTTCCACTCCTCCATATCCTCTACAGCTTCCTTGTTATTCTCCATCCTCTCCCAGGTATCATAGGTCGACCATCTCTGTTTCTTTACCTTTGCAATCCCAACACTCAGCCTTTCTAAATCGGCACCAGCTTCTATCATGGCAACCAAATCCTGTTCTGCCGCATGCAAAGCCTGCCTGAGATTTTCAAAACTGAGATCTACCCCGACCTCTTCAATATCGAGAGCATCAAGATATTCCACCATCCGTGGTTCACTATGTATCTTTCTTTTATCACCCCTTGAGAGCTCTTCGGGATTCAACCCTTCTTCCCTTGCGATCACATCGACTAAATCGTTATAGCCGAGGGGTGTTTCCTTCGGGATACCAAAGAACTGCGATCCTGCCTTTACCGCTCCACTTGCATAATCGCCTTCCCCTGCACGGCTGATAGCATCGGGTAAATCTTCAAGGGAAAATGGCACATGCTCTTGGAGCAGTCCTCCGATCCTCGCAAGGGCTGTGCTATTGCCCGGCATCCAGTCGGGTATCCAGTCGGCGTCAACCGATTTGCCCATGACATCTTCCCCGGTTATCTGGTCAAACATGTGGACAACACCGGCAGACCCCATGCTGCGCCATGAGTCAATGCCGCCTTTCCATCCTGTGCCGCTCATGATTATCGCCCTTATAAGGGAGTCGTATGTGCCGAAAAAACTGTACTCAGAGCCGCGGAACCTGATACGTCCGAATTGCGGGTTGTATACCCATCTTGTGCCCAGCACACCGGGTCTGTCCTTATCTTCCTCCTTTACGAGGACACGGAAATCCGATTCATTGCCGAGTGCCCAGTTGACACCGTAAGTCAGCATTGCCGCACCACCGATAAACCGCAGCATGGAACGGCGGGCTATCCGGTTCTGCAACGGAATATCCCTTACACCCTTACCTTCCAGCGCACGCCGTGCAGCCCTGCCCACGCCGGGAAGTGCCTCCACGGTACCCACAGGGTCTGTGACCGTGGCCTGTATCGTGCGTTGCAGGTTGTTCAGTCTCGCACCTAAAAAGCGTGGGGCAAACAACAGGAGCCGTCCGAGGTCACCAAAGTCGGAACCGTTCCAGCCCGTGGCCGTGTTGACACCTTCAGCAATCTCTCTCAGTTTCCCACTCTGCTCAAGTTCCGTAAGGGTCTTGCCGTTTCTCAACTGTTCCTGTAGCAAGTCGTCTGCCCATTCAAGGCGTGACTTATCACCGTAAAACCCGAAAGCCCTGTTGGCCTGCTTGATGATTGGCAATTTCTGTATACGACCACCCGCACCCCTGAGATAAAATTCAGTTTCCTCCCCGCCTATACGCACTCCATGCCTCGCCCAGTCTTCCGATGTGAGACGGCCCGCTTTGATGGCACGGTCATTAAAATCTACAATGGCCCTGCCGAGCAGGTTTTCCCCGTCAGTTCCCCATGCCTTCCAGTGCTGGAGAAAAGTCTCTGCCGTGGCCTTCGGGTTATCAAATGCCATCAACAGCCCGTGTATCCCCACAGCGCTATCATCACCCGTTGCCCTGATAGAGCGGTAAAAGTCAAAATAACTCAACATCTGGTTAAATATGGGAATTTTCGTTTTCGACTGGAGGGGCATTTCCTTCAGGATCTGCTTGTTTATGACATTTGCCATCTCTGTCGGGAAGGAATATCCCCTTAGACCCGGCAGGTCTATCACACTCCTGTCTCCCGGTATGCGGCTTGTGGCCCGTATCTCTTTTGCAAGTTTGCCCTGTATATTGCTTACATTTTGTTTCATCAATGCAAGATCGTCCTGTGCCTCATGGACGGAGAGGAGAGTTTTTGCAGTCCTCTCGTCGAGGTTGATCGCGTCCGCTGTGGCGTCAGATACCTCTTTCTGAAGTCTTTTGATATCCCTTGCTTCTATCTTTTCGAGCAGCTTCATTGACCGTGCCTGTTCCTTTTCAAGCATCACGAGTTCGGTCTTGAGCCGTGTGTTCATTATCTCTATCTCGTATGAGTCGTTTATCTCCTTCTGAAACTCCCGCCGAGCGGCAGTGGTGGCCTTGTCCTCATCTCTGAGGAACTGGTCGCGGTCACGCATATCATTAATGCGCTTTTTCAACTTGATATGCGCCGTCTCCAGTACATCAATTTTGTCGTCTATTTTGTCTGCCTCTTTGAGTAGCCTGTAATATTTCCTGCCCATATCACCGGGTAACACAGCGCCTTCCCAGGTCTCAACGAACTTCACGATATCGTCATCGAATGTTTCTTTGAGTTTCTCTGCCTCTGCGACGATCTCATCGAGCTGTGATTGGTGTTTTTGAATCACCTTCTCCGAACCGCGGAACGTCTTCCCTGCTTCCTTGAGATCGTCGAGGTTCTTCTGCACATCCATCATGATGCGCCTGCCCGCTGTTATCGACTGGCTGACAAGGTTTTTTGCCGCAACAAGGTCTGAGTGGTTGTAGAATGCCGCGTCCTCCAGCCTTGCCTCCGCCCTTTCGATGCGGCTCATGCCGGGTCTCAGTCCCTCGGTGGACTCTGCCCTGATCCGGCCTACCTTTGGGTCCTCCCCCTCTGCCAGCTTTTCCGCCCTTTTCCATGCTCTCTCAGCCTCAGATCCCTGTGCCTGCAAGTGGATATTTCTTTCGATGATAGTTCTTTTCTTGTTTCTAATCCGGTTCCGTAATTTTTTATTCTCCCAGTACACATCAGACTTTTTGAGTCTATCGACAGCAGTCTGTGCGAGCAGTTCACCGTCAGCCCCTCTTGCCGCCAGTACGACATTCTGCATCCACTTGTCGGCAGTGGTAATGCCTGAAGACTTCACATAAGTCCGGATCGCACCGGTGAAAGATATGTACTCATACCCATTCCAAATACCTTCTGCCATTGAAGGGAAAACTTCCTGCTTCTGAAACCCCGGTTTCCCCTTCTGTAAAAATTTCGTTGTGATCGGCCTTGGCGCATCGACCCCTTCGTCAAAGGCGTTTCCCCTTGGCAAATAGAAGCCACTGCTGGAAGGGGTAAGTCCCTCTGTCATAAGGTCGTCCCTTACATCGATATCTATGCCGAGATCTGACATCTGCTTATCAATGGTGCCAAGCCTGCTCCTCAAATCATTAAGAAATGATCTCTGTTCAGCGGTGAGGTGCTCATAGAACCTTGGCAGCCTTGCCGCAACATCCTGTATGGTCGGGGCGCCCTTGAGCGTAGGGTCTATACCCTTGAGAGACGGGATCGTCCCGTTCTTATCGACCGTAAAGACCATGTTGGCCTTCCTCCCGAATTCACTTGCCATACTTGTGGCAAGATTGTCCGCCGTGTTTCTTATTTGTACCCATTTATCCTTTGCGGTAACAGCGAGGTCGTCCGCTACCACAATGGGAACACGAGTATGATTGGCAAGCCATTTCATTACTCTCTCTTTCTGGGTAAGGTTAACCTTTATGGAGCCTATCCCAAAAACGTCGTCCGTCGGCCCTGCGACAAAGACCGATCCGGCCCAATCAGGTGAGCCTCCTCCCACGGGAATGGTCTTTCCTGAATACTGCGGCGGGGTTTTGCCGGTGGGAACTGAAACTGTGGGGCGGAATTGCCCTTCCACGATACTGCCCCCACCCTTTACAAGGCTCTTGGTGCCCCACTTGACACCCTTGCCGATTCCAAAAATATTCAAGGGATCAACAACAATCTCTTCAAAAAAGCCCTTGGCGCCGATATCGACCCCGCCAAAGGTTTTATCCCCCCAGAGCGGTACTTCCCTACGGGTGAAACCCATCGTATCCCAGTCAAATGACCATGCGAGATGGACACGGGCAGTCGGCATA